TGTTTTTTGAAATGGTTTAGTAATGTCATCAATAAAACTTGAAATTTTATTACCAATTTGTTCTGATAAACTAATCTTTTTATTCTTTGCTATATTACTTAATTCTTTTCTTAATACTGGGTCTGAATTCATTGACCGAACAACATCAAATTTTGCACCGCTTTTTAATCTCCCAGCTGTTATTTCAACTAAATCTTTTCTTGTTATTTTATTTTTAATTGCATTTACTGCTAAATTCTTAGCTTGTTTTGCCGTTACTTCTCTTAGTGGCTGAACAGCACCAAAGGCAGCAAATTTCATTTGTTCTGGAGTTAAACTTGTTAAACTTTTAATTTCTTTTGTGGACAAATTTTGTTGTCTTCCATATTCAGCTATATCATTTTTTACAATATCTATTTCTTTTTTTCCACCAATACCTTCAAAAAATCTATTAACTGCTGAACCAATTTTTTCACCATAGAAGTCTGTCATCATTTTTTCAAAAAATCTTTTTTCTTTTGGTTTTATTGTTTCTTTAAATAAAATTGATTTTTTTGCTGGTTCTTGCAATTCTTTTTTATATTTACCAGTTAAAATTTTTCTTTGAACATCTAAAAAATTTGGACTACCTACAGGTTTTTGTTGAATAAAACTTGGTGTACTTGTTCTGGTCTGTGGTTTAAATGGTGATACAAATGGTTGTGTTTTTGGAATACTAAATGCTGACGACATTTGACCTGCCGCTGCTTGTCGTGCCTCGTCTATAGAAGATTTCTTTGATAGTATTGGTATCATATTATTGCATCATTTTTAATATTTCTTTATCGGAATAACCAGCATTTCTATATTGCTGTATTACCCCAGATTCACCAAATAAATAATCTAAATATTCATTTGTGCCTTCTTCTGTAAATCCAAATTCTTTTGCAGCTGATTTTAATTGGTCATCTGTAAATAATCCTTTAAAATAATCTTTTGATAAAAATTCTTCCTCTACTCCACCACCAAACACATCTTTGATTTGATTTTTAACTGCATTTGAATAGTCTGAAGCGTCTAAAATCTCGTCTATTGAAAAATTGTTATTTAGATTTGTTTGTAGTGCATTTATATCTTCCATATTAACACCCAATCCAATTAACTTTTCTTTTTCTGTATTTCCTAATTTAAAGGTTTTAATACCACTACTGCTACTACTTGATTTTGGTGCTCTCTTGGAATCTGCTATTGCCTTTGTCCACTCAATTAAATTTGTTACACCAATATTTTCTAAAAATTCTGGTTGATTTTCTTTATACCATTCAAATGTTTTGGCATCTCCAGAAAGACCAGCTAGTTTATCTTTTTCTACAAGTTTTAAAGTTTCTGATATTTCATCTGCTGTTATATCTCCAACCTGGTTACCATCTTCATCATAGTTTAAATAATCTAATAATGTAGGAATATCTTTGGTTCCTTTACCATATAAATCAAGTATTGCTAGTTGTCTTGATGCTTTTGCTTCTCCTAATGGACCAGCTTTTTCTTGTTCAAATAAAAATTTATTTACCTTTAAATTCCACTCTTGTTGGTCTAAGATAGCTTTGTTAGCATCATTTATTGATTTTAGTAAATTATTGTATTCATTTGCTTTGTTATCTCTTATTTTATCAAGTGAGTTCATTCTGTTCGCAAAATTTCCCCATTTCTCATTTTTATATGCTGAACGAGCAGCTAAAATCTCTGGTGTTTCGCTACGATTTATTTCATTTATTCTTTCAACTCCTTGAGTTATTTCTGCTCCAATAATTGATTCCATTGAACCACCTGCATAACGAGTTGAACCATAACGAGAACCCATAGCTGAGAAAGCTCTTTCTCTACTATTGTTTACAAGGTTCATATTATCCCTCATCGTGGCATATTTGGCTTTAATATCTTCTACTGCTCTTTGATAAGCTGGGTCTGTATCTACATTCCAACTATCCATATCATTAGAAATGGCTTCCATTTTATCATCTAAGGTGTTTACTTCTTCTTGAAGTGCGTCTTGTTCTGATGTGTCTTCAAGTCCAGTTATACCAAGTCTTTCAAGTGCTGAGTTATCTGGTGTGAATGTTCCATCTGGATTTTGGTGTATTCCCGTAAAGTCATGTCCCCATATTTCAATTATTTCCTCTTTTGTATAAGAGTTTTTGGTTTTGTCTTCATCTTTTTCAACTGGTTCTGTTGGTTTAACTGGTTCTGTTGCTGATGTTGTTTTAACTTCTGGTGTGAACTGGTCTAAGTTATCTTTCATTACACCAATTCTTTCTGAAGCGTTTGCTGTTGAAAGGAAAGAAACCTTATTAGCTACTTGCTTTCCAATACTTTGTCCTGTTTCACTTTTTGCAAAAGAAGGTATATCTAAAACAGCACCCTGAGATTTATATGTTTCAATGTTTGGGTCTTGACCTGAAATAAGCTGACCACTTGGTAATTTATAATTAGGCATAATTTTTATTTAATTTATTTATAGTTGCCCTAATTAAAGGGCAATATATAAACAAACTATTTAATTATTATCTTTTAAAATTTCAACACTTACTTTTGCTACTGTTAATGAATCTGATGAATGGTCTGTATCTAATGTAATTATTAAATTTTGTGCTGAAGTTGAATCAATAGTTGAGTTACTTCCATTTCCTATATTTATAACTGCTGGGCTTGTATCAAAAGCATATTCTTTAAGTCCATTTTGAATACTTGTATTCCCTTTATTAGCAAAATTACATTCCATGTGCAATGTAGATGCTCCAACACCGTCTACAAAAGTACAAATAGTTGAACCACCATATTTAACTTTCCATGTTCCATTTGTTCCTCCAACAGTTGTATGTGTTCCACTAAAATATATTTTAACTTTTCCAGAAGTTCCTATTGAATTTGCTGGAATAGAATATGTAAATCCTGTTGTTTCTGTAAATCCTGTATAGGAATAATTTATTTCTGTTGAAGTCGCTGTTAAATTATCATACAAATCTGTTAAAGATGTTCCATTTTCTAAAAATTCATTGGCTGCAAAATATCCAGTTGTCGTTGCATTACCTATAAGATAACTATCACCAAAAACATTTAAGGTTGAAGTTGCGTTTTCTAAACTTGTAAATCCAATTATAGCTACTCCTGTTGTGGTTGAGTTTCCGTCAATGGTCATTCCATTATTAAAAATAACTTCGCCTGTGTTATATGTCATGTTTCCTGACCATGTATATGCTTCTGTTAAATCTAACCAACCTTGGTTAATTTTTAAATCGTCTTCTGTGACTATTAAATAATGGTCTTCTCCTGTTGATATATCGCTTGGGGTTGAACTAGCGTATTTTGCTTGTAATACTAATGGGTCTAAAGTTCCTAAATCTGTTGAACTAGCCATTTGGTTTTGTGTAGCAAGTCGGGAAATACCACCAATACTTTCTGTTGCTGTGGCTGCACCTTGATTAACTGAATTGTCTATATAGTTTTTTGAACAGAGTTCTGTTGTAGCTGTGCATTCATCTGATGTTGTTGGAACTACTGAAAATCCCCATGTTCCTGTTATCCAAGCATTGTTTTGTAATCCAGCGTATTCTTCAAATAATTGTGGTGGGTCTGATAAAATTACTTGCGAACCACCAGCGTGAGAAAAAGCCATTGTAGTTGATGCTGTGTATGGACTGATTGGTGACATACCACGAGAACAACCTGATAATGTAGCTGAGTTTGAACCTTGTGTAACCGTTGTACAAGCGACTATCTCTTGTTTGGTTTTATTTCCTGGCTCAACAGTAATATAAAAAGTATCAGACAAATCTCCGTCTGCTAGTTTTTGTCCTGTTTGGGGAATTGTAAAACTCTGAAGAATGATTGAACTTGCTGAACTTGAAATACCTGCACCTGCTAGGTTGTATGTTGAACCTGCAACTGTTTTTGTAGAACCAAATGTTATTTCCTCATTTAATTCTTCCCCTACTTGAATTAAGTTTGGGTCTGTTATTTGTGGGTTTTTATTCCACAGTTCTTGCCAAGTAGTTTCTAGCTTATCTGCTATACCTGACAAAGTGTCACCATTCTTTATGGTATATGCACTCGCTGGAACGCATATCAACAAAGAAAGTAAGATTATTAAGAGTGTTTTTTTCATAAGATTATTTTATATTAATTGGTTTCCGATTTGATAAAGTTGCATTTGACCCGTGAGTTAAAACAGCCCAATATCTATCTGCTTCATTTGTTTCAAAGGTTGGTCGTATCTCAAAGTAATCTTCACGAGCTATTTCAAATATGTGTCTAAATCTTCTTGCGTTACTTGGTGGGTTTAAAAGTCCTCCAAGTGGGTTTAATGCTAAACTATTTTGTGCAAGTGAATTATTTTCTACTGCTCCTTCAAGCATATCTTCATCTGAACCATCAATCGTATTTTCTATTGTCTGAGTTGCTCCCCCATAATCGTATTCAAGTGTTAATATTAGGTCTGTTGTATTTGGAGTAATCTCTCCTTCAACATAATATTGATCAAAGGTTTTTAAAACTCCTTTCTTTTTATGGTTATTATAGGCAAAGATTGCTTTGGCGTTTATTGGTAGTTTATCTTTGGCTGCTATTCCACTATAAACTCTATCAGAAGCACCAGTAAATAATTCGTATGTTTCGGGAACTGCATTACTGTGTCCATAAAGTTTATCTCCTGCTCCATCTTCTAAATCTATAATTGTCATTGGTCCCACTGGCATTATTTGTGGTGGGTTCCAAAATCTCTTTGTCTTTCCATCAGTGTCTTCTATGAATGTTAGTATATATAGATGAGATGTCTGTGGTGCTGAGAAATAAAGTGCGTTCTTATACCAATTACCAAAAGCATCTGGATTATTACTGCTATCTATCCAAGTTTCTGCATCAAAGTCTGGTTTAATTGGATTACTAAATGTCTTTGGGTCTATTCCTGTTAAATCATTTGGGTCAAAAATCATTCTACAAGCGACTTCATTAGTTAAGAAAGCGATTGCATCTCCCATTGGAACTATTGTTTCTTGGTTTAAGAAACCTTGATTGACCCCTATATCTAATTTTTCTACTTCAAATGTTTCTGTTAAAACTGAACCAACTGTTATTTGTTTGATTACTGTTTTATACATACTTGACTTTCCTGCTCCAATTACTAGAACACTTCCTAAATGAGTTAATCCATTACAAGAACTATCAAGTGTGAATAATGCACCCTCACTTGGTAATCTTCCACCCGCTGTAAATGTAAAATCTGTGTAGTCGTCATTTTTAGAAAGATATACTCTGTTATCTCCTTCTGAACCGATTGCTATTTGGTTTTGAAATGTGTGTATAAAATCGTTTATATATGTATCTTCTGGTTTATTATCGTTTGTTACTACTTTTTGGACTAATACATCACCTGCGACCATTGCGTCTGTTACAGGGCTTCCTGTGACCCCTGTGAGTGTTGTAGTTGCTTCTCCCCCTGTATAACTAAACTCTGTTCCTGTTCTAACATTTATAAGAGTTCGTGTACTTCCACTATCTGTATAGAAATGGTTTTGTGCAAAAGTAGTTGTTCCTGCTTTTTTAATTGTGTTTGATGTAACGCTTTTTACAACGGCTACACCGCCACCCCATTCATAAATCTTATCATCTCCAACTACCATTAGTTGAACATCTATTTTTTCTGTATTATCCCACCATAGGGTGCTTCTCATTCTTTTTGTTGTGCTCCAACCATTAGCAATTCTGTAATAAGCGTTTAATTCAACTCCATCAATGGTTCCTAAATAAACTTCTAATTCATCATCATAAAATCTTTGTGCTCTAATGTGTTTGCCACTTGTTTTCCAAGTCCAAGCATTTCTATTTTCTGTTAAAGCTGTATTTGTTGCTCCTAATAAAGCATATCCTGAACGAGATTTAACTTTCTTTTGGTAATCAATTATGACGTTTTTACTTCCATCAACCAAAAATCTTATATCTGTGTTAGATATATCGGGGCTGGTGGAATATCCAAGCGTTTCCTCTGAAAGTTTAAAATTTATCATAATTTACCATCTACTTCTCCCTAATTTAGGGTTTGTATAATAACTTATTGCTTGTTTTGCCATACTAGGATTTTCACTTCTGTATTTTCTATATAATGTTTGTAATTCTCCTTTAGCAAAATTCATATCAAATGTGCTATCAACACCTTCAATTTGTTGAGCACCTGCGATTAGTGTTTCAAGTATATAAATCTGGGTTGCATCGTTGTCTAAAACTATGTCATCATCGTCTGAAGTGGTTTTTCCAATCCAAGTTCCTGCACTATTTTTTAATAAATATTTTGAATAATATTTTATATCAAAAGCTCTACCAATCGCACAAGTAATACTATCTACTCGTATATCTGTAATGGCATCAGTTGTTGCAAAGGTAATCTTTAGAGAATCTATCGTTGCTGGTGCAACTGTTCCTGTTTCTGTGGCTGTATCCCAAGGAATTTTAACTGTATTCCAACCAACTTTGAAAGCTGTGCCATCGGCTTGTGTTGTTTGTGCTACCCCTGTCCACAAATTTGCTGTTAAATCATTTCCCCAAATAGCTGATATGTTAGTTAAATTTCCTAAATCTGTTGAGTTTTTAATATAAAATCTTACGAACACATCTCCGATTTCATCTTCTGTTTCTAAATCTACTGAAGACATGTCTGTAATTTGTATGCCATCTCCTGTGGCTGCTGAATCAAATCTAATAGAACCATTACCTGAGAATTTTGTAATTGTATCTAAAACTAAGCCAGTGGCTGTTCCTACAATAGCCCATGTTCCATTACCAGCTAAGCTGTCCATTGAGTGAAGTGATATTGGTGGTCGTGATGACCAATCAATCTTTATTATTTTATCTCCACCTGAACCCTCAATAGATATTCGTCTGTTGTCTATTGCTTTTCGTCTATCAAATCTATCTGCATAAATTCTTGTGGCTCTATCATAAGTTTCTCTCTGGCTCTGTGGATATAAATCAATTATCTTTTTATAATCTGATGGGAGTGCATACTTATAAATATCGTCCCAAACAGTAGTTGATAAACCAACCTCACGCATAGTGTCTGTGGGGTCTATTTTGGCTAACATTGTATTGGCTGCTCTTTCTGCTAGTAAATCAAAATTACGTACCTTGTTAAGAGAACCTCCATGAAGAAGAGCAGATATATTTGATTTAAAGTCTTGTATATTCATATTATCTATAGTTTTTATCTTATTATTATTTTTTGCTTTTATTTTTTTATTATGTTATACTTAATGTGTTGATTACAGCAACGAACTATGTTATTATTTAATTATACCCGTGGATAAAATGCTGTAATCATTTTTGAAGCGGGTTTTTTAATTATAAAGTCTTTTATCAATCCCGATTTCTCGGGACTGAATAAAAATCCTTAATTGTTTTTAATCTACATCTACATATCTTTCTATTGAACATAATATTTCTTCATCAGTTGATTCATTGTAATGAATACGCTTACACTCTAAATCTGCATAATCTCCAGCATTAAGAGTAAGTGAATCTGTTGATGATGAGGTTACAAAATCCATTCCATCACCAGTAACAAATATCAATTTAGAATCAACATCACCCGTAGTAGTTGCATTTTCAAATGTCCACGTTCTAGTATTTCCAATTTCTGGTAAAAAAGCAATCATTGTTGATGTAGCTGGTAATGTCCATGTTAAATCACTAATGGCCGCTTCTTCATTCATAACATAAATGTAACTATAAGCACTGAGGTCTGCACTAGTTAATGTGTGTGTTGCATCTCTACTTGTAGTTGCGTATTCTCCGCCACCAGAAGTTAAACTACCACTGAATACAACAGCACCCGTAGATGTAAATGTTATTCCACGAACTTCACCAGCTATTGGAGAAGTTGTATCAGCACTTAAACCATTTGGATAACGAGTTCCACTACCAAACATTCCACTAATTTGTCCAGATAAATAATCTAAACCAGCAATAAAAGCATCAGCATTATTAAGTGTAGCTGCTAACTCTGTGAGTTCTGCAACTTTACTTTTTTCAACCTGTGCTTTTCCTATTTGAACTATTCCTGTTACTGCAATTAGTGCAACTAAAGCAATACTAATAATCAATAAGGATTTTTTTGAATTTTTTTTCTTCATAAAATTTTAAACCTATTAATTATTAAGTAGTACCATTTGAACCAACGTAACCAATCCAGGATTTAGGGAAGGTTTTTTCGTTGTATTTACACACTAATTTGTGAGTATCATTACTAGAGTATTTAGCCTCTACAAATTCTGTTACTAAACCATAAAATTGTTTAATAGCAACTTGATGTTTGCTTGATACAAGATGCCAAGAAGTTGCAGCATTTGTTGCTGAATTTTGAGCTGAACTCAAATATACTGAAGCTTTAATACTTACATTTCCATAAACTGTATGGAAAATATTTAATTGATTTTCACCAGAAAAAGGTTCTAGTGGTGCTGCTGATGAGCCATAAGTTTCTTTGGCTGTCTTATACAAGTTAAATGGAACTAATGTTCCACCTGGAGTAAATGAGGCAACTTCACCATGCTGTCCTTTTTGTTCAGCAAGTGTTTGCACTGATGTCCAAAGACCATCTGCGTCTAAAGCAGCTGTTTCTAAATTGTCAATCGTATCACCACGTAATGTTACGTGAGAAGCAGAAGCCAAAGCCTGTCCATCAGGACAAGTATTAACTGCACCTGCGAAAGCATCAGCATAAGTTTCTTGGATACCTTCTTTGTCTTGGATTAACTTTGCCATATCGGCAACGTCTTCACCAACTTGTGCTCGTAGACCATGTTGGTCTGCTCTAACTGCTTCGTCAGAAATTGGAACATTTTCTGTCCATTTCTGTGAACGAATTGTTTTTGTGTTTCCAAGATAAGTATTAAAAGTATAAATCTCTTCTTGGTCACCTGTTTTTTGAAAGGGACCTACTCCTGACCATTCATCCCAAATATAACTGTCACCAAGACCGTCAACTTGTTTAAACCAAAATGGGTCATGTGAACTCAAGTAATCAGGAACTTCTGTTCTCTGTTGAGCTGTTTTTACATAACCGTCTATGGCTGTATGAAATCCGTCAGGGGATAGGTTTGTGTTTAATCCACCAATATTCATAAAATTTTTGTAAAATTAATTATAATTATTACGCTAAATCACTAACTGAGATATAAGCGTCTTGAGGACACCAAACGTCTAGTGTTCCTCTAACTGGGTCGCCATCAATACATTTGAATGCATTAATGTCGGCAGCTGGAGCTACTTGAATTGTATAAAGTTCTCCACCATCTGTTCCGCCTGTTGAGTTGTAATCAATAAGCAAAGAATCAGTAACTAAAGCTAAAATTTTAGCTTCTGTATTAATACTAGCAACTGTTTCACCTTTACCACGAATGCGTTCACTTGGACCAATTGGACAAGCACAAACCATTTTGTGTGCCACAACTGTTCCTGTTCCAAATGGTAAACATCTGCTCATAGCAACTCCACCAAAGTTATCTGTATCTACTACACCAACGTCTGTTGCTGCTAATGTATAAACATTTGCTGAACCAGCACCAGATGTATTAGTCCAAGAAGCGGCAATCATAGGTTCACCAACTTCATAACGAGTAGCACTTGCTGCAACGTCTCTTTTGATAGTTCCGCAACTACCAATTATTCTTAAATCATTTTTCATATTAAATTTATATTGTCTCAACCAACGCAAAATTAAATGCGTTTCCTTTGAAACCATTAATAATTAGATTGATACATTGTGTATCTGATTATTTGACTATGTATGTTTTAGACTTTTCATCATAGAATTGAGTTTTGCCACTTGGCAATTTTTTCTCAAATCTACGAGTTTCATCATTAAATGTCATACCCTGTGCTTTGAAAATACCTTCCAATTCAGCAGTGATATGTGATGGAGTAATGTCTTTTTGTCCTTTAGAAGTAGAACTTGATGCGTCGTTTGATACACCATCTTTACTTTTTAAAGCACGTTTAAGCTCACTATTCTCGCCAACAAGTTTATCTGCATTAGCAACTGCTACTGCACTACTAACTCGTTGTTCTAATGAAAAGCTATCAGGAAACTTAGTAGTACTAAGGATTTTCTTTACAAAATTCTTTTCTTCTTCAGAACCAGTTAATGAAGTAAGCATAGAATCTACTTGTGTAGCTTCCACTTTTGCTTCAATTTGTTGGCTTTGTTTAGAAAGAACTTCATCTAGGTCGTCTTTAGTTAAATACTCTTTTTCCTCCAAATTTTCATCGCCACTAGCTTCTTTTTCCTTTCTCTTTTCTTCACGAAAATGAAATTTATCATCAGCTAGTTTTTTTTCAGCGTCTTCAATTTGTTTTAATTTAGTCGTATAATCTGTTGTTTTTTCAATGTTAGACTTTTCTTCAGTAGTCTCAACTTCAGTTTTGACTTCTTCAGTTTTTTTGTCATCTACTTCTTTTTCAGTTGTAGTAGTATCAACTTTTTTTTCTTCAGTCATATAGACATCTCCATTAGGAGTATTAATATTTAGCGTGTTGCATCTCAGTTTAACGTCGTGGGTGGGACATCTTTTCCAAACTATCTAGTTTAGTTTGGATTGTATCTAATAAAAATATTGTTTCTTTTCCTGCCACCAAATCATACATACTTTTAGCTTTTTCTAATGATTTTAAACCAGCTTGGTAATGTATATCTTTCTTTAATATCCTCCATAAAAAACTTTCTTTAAATTTTGTGGCTTCAGCAATTAGTCTTGACTTCTGTTCATCACTTAATTCTTGTCCCAGAAAGGTAAAATTTCCTTTATGGTTTGTTCTCAATATATCTTCCTGTGTAATACACCGAAATCTATCAGCGACAACAAGATTTAAAACATCTTGTCTTTTACATAATTTAATTAGTTGTTTTATTATCCACAGCATTTTGTTTAGGAACAAATACAATTTGATGAACAACCTGTATCTGTAAATTTACTTCATCTAAAGTTTTCTTTACTTTTTCAATTGCTATTTGTTCTTTTGTTAGTTCAATTGGTGAGGTTTTTTTAAACATAAATTATTTTTTAGATTTCTTTTTATCTTTTTTTAAATATTTCTGTTTGACTTTTATTTCACTTGGGACTGCTTTACCTTCTGCGATTTCATCAACTTGTGTATCAAAGCGGAAAACTAATTTTACATCTTTGGTATATTTAATTTTTCCATCTTTTTCTTTTTCTTGTCGTGGTTTTCCTTCAGCAAAATCGTAGAAAGAACCCATCTTAACTACATCTTGACCTTTAAGAATTTGACCACCCAATGAGTCATACATTGCAAGAACAAGTTCCTCAACTGGGTCAATGATTTTTTCTTTTTTAAAATACTCGTGAACCCTTTGCATTTTTGCTTCGTTTGTGCAGGTATATCCTGCTAGTTTCATTTGCATATTTTTTTACCTATAAGGCATTAATTATAATGTTTGGGGAGTACGAACCATTTGTCCTACTCCTTGTGATTGAATTGCGTTTTCAACTTGCTTACCCACACCCGACTTTTTAGTTTCTTCTGGTTGTTGAGGTGCTTCTTGAACTAACTCATCTCCTTCACTGCGGAAGAATGAATACATTAGTTTTCTTGTAAGTCCCTCTTGGTTAGTGTATGGGTCGTTTTGTAATTGTGATTTTAATCCCATTAAAATAGGTTGCCAGTATTCTTGGTTCTTTGTGAACATTTCCTCTAAATCTACTTTTACAAGATATTTAAACTTGGCTATCATTGCTGGGTTTATTCTTATAAGAGAGTTCTTTTTGCCAACTTGTTCTAGCATCTTATATTCTTCCATCTCTTGTTCTTTCTTTGTCATCTTCTTTCCTATTAAACTTTCATCTAATTTAATCTTTTTATCTTTCATCTTACCTGCTGACTTTTTATTTTCTAAGAAGAACTGACGATATTTAAGTTTGCTTTGGTTGCCTGTCACCTCATCTACTTGGGCGATGGTGTAATGGTTAAGAGCTATATCTTTCATTAAATCTCCGAATTGTATAATACTTGTTGCAAGAGATTTCATCTGTCCCTTTAGAATAACCTTTGAATTGGCTTGTGCCTGTGCAACTGTGTATGCTTTTTGTGAAGCATCTGGAAGTGTTCCCCCCATGGTTTCGCTAGTTGAACCTTCTGACATTGTTTTCTCTACTACTGGTATTGTATCCAATAGACTTCTATTCTTTGGTGGAAGTAATGATTGAACTTTTACATCTGAATTTTCAAATACATTAACAGCACCTGCTGCCATTACTTGACTATTAACTTCTCCATCAACCCCCATAATGGCTACTGGCATCTTTGCATAAAGTAATTCATTATTCATTCCCACTTCATAGACAGCATCAATTAACATGTTGTCCCAACCTAAAGCGTTCATTAAGGATTTATAATAAAAGAACTTTGTTCCAATACGATAATATCCAAATGGTGTTACATTATATTTTGGAGCTCCAAAATTATCCCTATGTCTAATTGGGTTATGGTTTACATCTTCATCTCCTAGATAAACTCCATTAACAAATGGAACCTCTAAATCTTTTCTACGGTTTTTCCAAATCTCTTCCATACCAATATTGCTATCAGAACTTTCATCATCTTTTACATCATAGAATAAACCATCTTCTTCTGAATAAACTGATTTAATATTATTTTGAACATATTTCCAATTCTTATGCTCACCATATTTTGCTTGTAGTTCATCAAAATCTTTATATCTTCTTTGTATAATTGCTCTTTGTTTTTGAATGTTTCTTTCAAATGCGTTTGTAATAAGAACTTCTTGTGTATCCCAAATTCCAACCTTGAAACCTGATAGAACTTCATCAAGAACTTTCTTGGTCTTAATACCATCTCCAACTTTCTCTTTAACATCTTGCCATATCTCACAGAAATCTGCTGATAAATATGTAACTGGGTTACACATCATACCAAAGACTATCTGTAAAAATTGTTCTTGATAGTTTGAAACTGTTGGTTGAGCCATCCATTCAACAATATCTCTCATTACTTCTGAGAAGTCTTTATCAACATCACTATCACTATTCTGGGCTTCATATAAAGGAAGTAAGAATGTTGTTGTCATTTGTGCTACTTGTATTAGTGCTTTATTTCTGGCTGTTGAACGAGTTCCTTTCCATTCTCTAGCTTCTTCTTCTGTTTCAGAACTTGTATCTACAAAAGCGTTGAACATTAACTGACCACGATTTTGGTCATCAATGATACTTCGGTTGTTTAATTCAACCCAAGATTTCTTTAATATCCTATCGCCCTCGGTGTAATCTTTCTTAACTCTAAAAGTTAAGGCAGCCACTTCTGTGGTTGGTTGGTATGCTGATATTTCTTTTTTATCTTTTATTTCTGAGTTCATATTCTATTTTTCATGTTCCACCCCTTCCCAAATATTTGGAAAGAATGTCCCGTTGCTGTATTTTGTACAGCGTTTAATGGTTTAGTTTGTCCTGGAAAATATGTTTTCATTCCTCTTTTTTCTGGACTTACAAGAGATACTATTCCATATCTGATTGCGTCCATAGCATCACTGAATAAATGGTCTGGTTCATTAAGAACCTTTCCATCTCTATCTACTTTCCACATATAGTTCCTATAACCATGAATGACATTTATGCTTTTTTTTGTTACTGATATTCTCTGGTCTTGTACTTTTTCTATACTCCATCTAACAAATGATTTATCTTTACCAGTACTATCCTTACCTCCTTTTTTCTTAACTCCAACTATATTAACTCCATAGTCTTTAATCTCAGCAATGCTCTTTGGCTCTGCACTATCTGCTACAACCAAAACTCCTGGTGTTTCTTGAGCAATCAATATATCTGCTATCTGTTTATTGCTTAAACCTTTCATAAATGTTATTTCATTTATAATAAGTCCACCAAGATATTCATATATGGCTACAATTGCTGTTAGGTCATTAGTAAAGCCAAAATCTAGTCCATATCTGATTAACTTAGCTTGATGTGGTATTTCATCAATAGTATCCCATCCTCTATAAATAATACCTTCCACTTCACCTAATTGTCCTAATCCATATACTTTCCACCAACTCTTATGGTTCTGACGAGCTAAAATGGCTTGTAAAACACCTGCTGGAAGAACTTCCTCACAATCCTTATAGGTAAGAATTATATGTTCTACATCATTTAAAGGCTTTCCTGCTTCATTTACACGTTTTAATGGTGGTAATACCTCTGTATAGAACCAGAACTCATTCGTTGGATTCCAATCTAAGAAAATAAATTCTTCTGTACGAACCTCTGTTTGATTAAAAACATCTAAAGCATTATTATTAGCCTCATTAATAAACAATCTCTGCCTACGCCCACCACGGAGCTTGTCTGCATTATCAGCTGAAAAGAACTCTATCTGACTCTTATTATGAAATGAATAGATACAATCAGTTGCATTCCATCTCTTATCTTCCCAATACCCATGACCAATCATTATATTCTTGAAATCTCTAATAGCTCCACGTTTTAAATGTGGTACTGATTCCGAAATCACAGAGGTTAAGGTTGGAACCTTATCTGCCTGTGCTCTTGAAACCAAATAAAGAAGAATACTAATTGTCTTACTAGCTGATGTTCCACCCTGAACAGCTCTTATTCTTTTGGTCATCTTAGCAATCTTTCTTGTGGCTTGGGTTATTTTATATTCCATAAATGTCTTTAAATACATTCTATCGCAGTCAGTTCGCTTATAGATGAATTATAGCTACTTATTTTTAACCCTTGTATACTTATAGATGTCTTATAATGGACACACCTGATATACTTTGTCAAAGATGTGTATTTTACTCTATTTATGTATATTATTGACTAATTGGTGTTTTTGTGAAGGTTAATTTTGGTCTAATTTGTATGGATAGGGTCCCATATTAATTATATAAACCCCACACCCCCTCATCTAACTACCCCCCCCCTACCCTATCTATATCATTAATAGCCCTTAACAAGCCCTCTAAGAGGTTTAATCTCTATTAATGACTAAACATCACTCTTGGTCTCTTTATACTCTCCTTTGTTGTCTAGTATGCTGTCTAGTAATGGCTTTGGTGCTTCTATCTTGACAATGGACTCTTGTGTGTCCTTCCAGTTAAAGTTCTTAAGTGCGAATATCGTGCCACTACGCCCTGTTTTCTTAAGGTCTATCTCATAAGAGTTCTCAACTAAAAGCTTTGCCTTTTTTACAGCGTTGGAATAATCTTTGTCTTCTATCTCTCCATTCTCTCCTTTTATCTTATCATGCATTCCATTCTGGTAATCTATTAATACATCTCTGTAAGTATCTAATGCTATTGCTAAACCTGTTATAGTCCATTCTACTTGTGGAATACTGTTAAAATACTCATCTATTTTATTAGTTAGCTCTTCAACTGTTTTGAATTTTAATGGTCTTCCTATTTTATTGCTCATATTGTTGTTATTTATTAGTTTATTAGTTATTTTGTGGCTTTGTGTTGCTTTCTAAGCTGTTTTGTTTTCTTTTATGATATAGTTGTTGACTTCTGGTGTGTATTTTATATCAATATAGTTATCTTTATAGCTTAACTCGTTTATTATGCCATTGGCTTTTAGCTCTT